GAGCCAGTGAGTCCTGAGTTGCTGAAGTCTTGCCTTGTTTCCCACCTAGCTCACGAGGTGAGCCTGCCACGTAATACAACTGGCAGTAAGTTGCTACAAGACATGGCAGTCAAGACTGAGTTTCCACCTACCATTGGTGCGGTTGTCGTCAAGAAATGCCAACAGATCAAGTGGGCAGTAGAGAATCAAGGTGAAGTAAAAGAACCTCAGTGGTACAGCCTACTGGGAGTAGCCGCATTTTGTGTTGAGCCTGAGGCTACGGCTATTGAGTGGAGTCAGAACCACCCAAAGTTTGACGCACAACGAACATTGCGAAAGCTGATCCAGTGGAAAGACAACACAGATGGGCCAACACGTTGTGATACGTGGGACATCAGCCGTCCCGGGGGTTGCAAGGGATGCAAATTTAAGGACAAGATAAAGAGTCCTGCCGCCCTTGGATTGCAGTATCAACAGATTGCACCGCCACAGGATGCGTTGGACAAGGCGGCGTTTGATGTACCCATGCCACGTGGGTTTAAGCGCACCGCTGATGGTATCAAGATGACCATTGACGAGACAGATATTGACGTATGTTCGTTCGACATCTACCCCGTGGGCTATGGTCGTGATGAAGGTCTTGGTTACGAGACTGTGCGCTACCACTGGAATCGTCAGCATAAGGGTTGGCAAGAACTTTCCCTAAGACAAGCGCACCTTACAGACGGACATAGAGAGTTCGCTTCCACGATTGCCGATCAAGGCATTGTCCTCAACAACAAAAGACAGACGGAGTACTTCCAACTTATGCTACGTTCATACATGGATGAATTGCGGCAGAAACGTGCGATGACCAATCTGTATGCCACGATGGGATGGAAAGAAAACTTCTCCCAGTTTGTGATTGGTGACACGCTTCTACGCCGAGAGCCTGACGGTTCAGTCAGTGAAGAAAACATCAGCCTCTCCGCTGGCACTCAACGACTTGGCAACGAGTTGTATGGTGTATCAGGGGATGCTCAACAGTGGGCAGACTTCACCTCTGTGCTTGAGAAAACAGGATTGCACTGGCACATGTTTGCACTTGGTGTCGGACTATCTGCCCCCCTGTATGCGTTCACTGGCCTTAAGGGTCTGACTGTTTCATTGTTCGGCCCATCAGGTGGAGGCAAATCATTGATACAGATGTGGGTGCAATCAATCTATGGTGACCCTGACAAACTACACTTTGCCGCCAAGTTCACACAGAACACTTTGTTTGGGCGCATGGGTGTCTATTCCCATATGCCGATGACCATTGACGAAGTTACCTTGATGCTAGATAAAGAGGTAGGTGACTTTGCATACTGGGTGTCCCAAGGTAGAGACAAGGCACGACTGAACCGCAACGCCGAAGAACGTGACGCAAAGACATGGGCAATGCCTGTGCTTGTATCCACCAACAAGTCTCTGCAATCTAAGCTGGTTGCATCTGGGCTTGAGACTGACGCACAAATGGCACGGCTTCTTGAGATTGATATACCACTGCATGACTTGTTTACAAGAGACAGTACAGGCGGTCGCAAGATTCACCAGTTTATCCACACCAACTACGGACATGCCGGACGCTTATTCGTAAAGAAGTTGTTGGAACTTGGAGCCGATGGAGTACGCGCTGCGATTGATCACGCCACGGCTAACTTCCACAAGAAGTACAAAGCCAACTTTGTAGGGCAGGAACGCTACTGGGAACAAGCCATCATCCTGTCAGACTTAGCCTCACGCTTATGTGTTGAATGGGGAATCATCAAGTACGACTACACCCTTGGTACTGAGTGGGTCTTGAAACAACTAGGTGCAATCAGACGTAGTGTGGTTGAGAACAAGATGGATGCGTTCGATCTATTCTCCAACTATCTAAACGACAGTGCTGGAGCCGCTGTTACTGTGATGCACACAGGCACAGACAAAGGTGTTGTGGATTATTCAAGGATGCCACGTGCTGACATCCGTGTTCGGTTTGACACATACAGACGCACTGCGGCAGACAAGTTTGATAGAGGTGTTGTGCTTGTTGACCGCACCCACTTCCGTAGATGGTTGGCACAGAACGGTGGCGACTACAAATCGTTCATACAACAGATGCAGTTTGAGAGTGTGGTTGCTACACCCAAGTCAGAGAAAGCGTTTCTTGGCAAGGACACTCCCATCAAACTGGGTCAGGCATATGTCCTTGGCCTCAATCTGAATCACCCCAAACTCGTAGGAATCTTGAGTGATGCAGATGAGATTGCCGCTGACTTAACCTTTGGTCAGATGAAAGTAGTTTGATTATTCAATCTCGTCGTCGAGTCCATAGAGTCTTAACAACTCCATAGTCTCGGGACGCATAGACTTCGGCGCTGACTTCATGTAACGCAGTACAGTTGGACGCTGAGACTCAATGTACGCACGATTGGCAGATTTTAAGAACTTGGTAATCTCCAAACCTGTACCCTTGGAATCTTCATTCCACCGGCTTACTGCGGATACAACATTATCTGTTGCCTCTTGATCACCGGCAGCCCGAGCCTTCACATAAGCAGCAACATACTCTGCCTTGATTGCTTTGCCGTACTCATTGACTTGCTTAGACATACGAACAATGTCGTTCTGCTGAGTGGCGATTGCTGGGTAGAAGCCAAGTAATCGGGCAAGAATCACGTGCGCTTGTGCATCCTTGGCAACCATCTGACCACGTACGTTCGTAATGTCACCGCTCGACAAGTATGCAAGGCTATCCCCGACAGACCGAAGAAAGGCAACAGGAGACTCTCGCATCAATGTGTTGAAGGATGTTGTGTCATCACGCAGGCCCGTTATCTCTGCACCATACTTAGCCAAACCACCCGCCATTGATACCAGCCCACCGATACCGCTAAATACAGGGCCAGCAAAGTCGCCAAACTCACGTGCAGGGTCTGCGCCAGCTTTAAGCGCACCAGTCAATGGAATCAAATCACCCATACCCAAGCGGGTCGAGACAGTCGCACCGACTGCACTATCAATCAGACCACGCATGGCATACGGCGACATCCCCGGAGCCACACTATCAATCCATTCAGCAGTAGCTTTCTCGATGCTTGCCGTCTTTAGACCAAGCATCTGTGCGATTGTGTCAACAATATCAGCGAGGTCATCTGCAAATGGTATGCCCTTCAGACCACTCATCAGCAACAGTAAGCCAAGCATCAACAACTGTCCACGAACTGGCATGTTGCGCAGTAGTTGGACGGTGATGATTACGAACTGCTTGTACATAAACACGTACTGAGCCACGTTACCACGTGCCATCTCAGGTCGGTTAAACATGGCGTACTCACCTTGCGATGTGTTGACCGCAATCCGTGCTGCCTCAGTAGCTTCAGCGATTGCTTGTTCTTCACTCAACCCTTGTGATAGCGCACGTTCCTTTTCAAGTCGGTACGCTGCTAGTGCAGTGATGCGGCGGTTAGCCTGTTCTGTATAAGAGAACATAGCCATCCATGCCTTGATACCCGCCTGTGCTTTGTTGTTAAATATCTTGCCACGTGCTGTACCGACCAGTGCGTTGAACTGAGCCGCTTGCAGTGTGCCTTCCTCAGTGGTGTCAAACAAAAATTGTGTTTCGTCTGCGGTTAAGCCGTAGTCACCATAGTTGGCATTGATCAACAAGTCGTTTAAGAACCCAGCATCTTCCAGCTTAGGACTGCCTACATCAAGGGCAGCACGGTAGAGGGAGGTCACGGCTTTGGCCTCTCCATAACCACCTCCGTATCCGCGCTTAGCGTTGTAGTAGGACAGGTATGGTGTACTGTGGGTAAGCAGAGATACGAAGTTCACGGCTGCGGATGCAACCGAACCACCCAACTGCATCAACACAGTAATCAGTTTTAAGAATGAGCCAGCCTCGCCCGACAACATATCCTCGGTGCTGTCGTTAATATTAGATGAGTCGTTGTACCAGCGGATAAGTTTCTTGGCTTCTTCAAGATAGCGTTTGCCTTGACCCAATGTAGGTTCACCATTGACTGTGACACCAGCAGCTTTAGGAGCCATGTACTTATACATGAACGCATACTCATCGTATGCACGCTGCGCTCTAACACGTTGTCCATCAGTAGTGGCTGCATCAACAGCAGCTTGCAAGTCCTTGAGTTTCTGTGGGTCACCGAGCCATGACGATTCGTTTAGCATGATGTCATCAAGGCGATGGCGATAGATTTTCTTGGCGGCAATGTGGGCAACCATCTCTAAGTGCTCAGACACAGAACGCACAATGTCGCTGTCCCATCCGGGGTTCCCACTACGCTGTAGGTTCTTACGAGCACGGTCGTTCTGATTCGTCAGTGTCTTGACAATACGTTCACGTGCGGTTGGCGTGATATTTACGTTCAAGCGGTTCAGCACATAGATGAACTCATTGAAGTTCACGGCTTCAGTTAAAGATGGGCTAACTGAGGCTTCTGAAGATTCGGCACGCAAAGTTACTTTGATCTCTGCACCGTACTCATCTTTAAGAGTCCACTCTTGCCCATTGCCAAACTCATTCTCCAATGCCTCGCGTGCAGCGGTTGCTTCACTCTCAGTCTCAAACTGGAAGTAGGGCATAGCATCACGGATGTTTTCATCCAAACGTACTGGGTCACCTTGAGCATTGAACGCTGCCAGCCTAGCTTGGTACTCACCACGGCGGCTGAACGGAACGTATGAACCAAGGATGGTGCGCTTTGCGTAAAACTCTGCGTTGCGTGTCTGCATGTCAAACAAGAAGATGTCTTCCACAGCTTTCTGAATTGCAAAGGCTTGTTTTTCAGTGCGGATTTTGTCACGTATTGAAGGAATGGCGGCACGAATGTCGTCGTACTCAGCCTTC